TGTAAGCACATTGCGAACCTCTCTGAATACTTTAACTAACTCATCAATAAACTCTTCTGGTGTTTGTTCCTGTCCTATTTGTGATTCTTCACCACCATAGTCTCTTAGACCGTAATATGGTGGAGATGTAACACACATCCTTGCCTTCTCATCAAACTCTTTAAGAGTCTCTCTACAATCACCAAATAAAATAGTATCTCTCATTGAATCCAAGAAGGTTTGCGTTCAGGTTTGCGTAGGTAATTATCCTTTACCCAAGGTTTAGAGTTAATATACTTTTGATAAGCAGTAAAGGTATCAATAGTTCGATCCTTCTTAAACTCATCAGGCATAGCTCTTGTAAATGATTCTACCATACAATAGCAAGTAATAACTTCACCTGCCATCCTATGAAACATTTTCTTTGCTTCAAATAATGCTTTATGGCATCCATGTAATTTACCATAACGATATGAATACTCATCTACTAAGGCACATCCATGTTGAATTAACCATGCAGTATTGAATATACTATCTGCTGCCCATTGTGTGCATGGATGATTTCTAAATGCACCCTTTTCTGTATTGTATGCAGTTCCATCTTTCTTGTAAAGTTCACCCCAATCATAGTACCACTTAGAGTATATGATAGAAAGCATTTGACAAGTTTCTAATGGCATCTTGACCACATGCTTGTCTGGTAACTGAGTAGCAGACTTATGTGGATCAGGATTTGTTACAAAAATGTTCATTCATCTTGTTACTACACTTGTTGCTGCCTCACCCTTATTGAAAATAGTATCTACAACTGCCTCAACCTTTCGTGCAGTAGAAATACCAACCTTAGAGTACACAGGTACACATACTAATCCATATTGCTTATTAACGCAACCTTTACGGATTACTCTACCTATCGTTTGACTGATACCAATGTAATCCATAGATCTTAAGAACAAGACTGCCTCAAGTCCATTTACATTGATACCCTCAGATAATATGCTATGATGTAAAACTACAAACTTAGTATAATCATCCTTACCCCATGTATTCAATACCTCAAAGAACTTATCTCTACTTACTTTTTTACCATTGATAATAGCACCAGTTTTAGCAGTAATATACATCCAGTTATAACCACGCTCTCTCAACTGACAACAAAAGTCAGTCTGTGATACTAAGTTTGTGATCTGCTTAGTTGACTTAGCACAAATAAGAACCTTGTCTTTCTCTAAGTTATCAATAGAATCAATCATCTGCTCACAATCAACATCAGCAACTAACTCATGCTTGTTAAGTAAACGTGACTCATATACTTCTACTTTAGGTGGTAAAATATAACCTTGCTTAACTAACTCAGGAGCTGGAACTTGGCATATAACATTACCATATACTCCAGTATCATTCATTCCAGCTTTGAAAGGAGTAAGACTATGCTTAGGAGTAGCAGTAAAGAAAAAGCACCTGTCAGAACCCACAGTTGCAAAATGTTCCACAGAAGGGAAAAAGTTTCGTTGAACACTATTGTGTGCCTCGTCAAAGTAAATGGTATCTATATCAATACCAGATTCATGTACTCTATGTAGTGAATGATATGTAGTAAATATTATCTTGTTACCTTGAGTGTACTTATGCCAGCAGTAAATATCTGATATTTTAGTTGAAGAATGATGTGATGTTTCACCACTATGAACGTGCATCACACTAGCATTATCAATTATTTCTAAGAACTCAGATGATAGTTGCTCTGCTAATAATATGCGTGGTGCTACTACAACAATAGTTGCACCATCAACCAAACCACTGCGAAATACACCAGTAGTATTGAATATATTCTTAGCATCCTCTATCATACACATGGTTTTACCACCACCTGTAGGAACGATAATCTGCCCCTTAGAATGATTTACCATAGCATCCAGAGCATCAAGTTGGTGTGGACGTAATGGCATCAATGTTTCTCAGTTGAATATATTATAGCATAAAAAAGACCCCAGTATGGGGTCTTGTGACACTAAAAGAACTGTTCTACTCCAACTGGTTCACCAAACCCATAATCATAAGTAAGTGCATCGTGACAGACATAGTGTGGATGATCCACTGATACACCTAACCGATCACACATTTCTTTATGATTATCCTCCATAAGTTCTACTGCATATAACATCTTACTCACCACATGTTCTTCTGAATGATATTCAATTAGTTTATCTCTTAGAGATATAATAAAATTACCATTACCTGCGGATGGATCTAAAAATGTAGATTCAGGATTTTTAAGTATATCCTCTGAGATCTCATTCACCATCTTAATACACACTTCTAATGGAGTGAATACTTCAGCAGTAGTATCAATACGATCATCAGATCTTTCAATCTTTGATCCTGCTAGTTTATTGTGCTTGTTCTTCATCTTTCTTACTAAAGTTTCTCCACTTACCATTGTTTAGAAATAACATTTCTTCATCAGTAAGATCAAATCCATTAACAGGTATTTTAATACCATTTAACTGTCTTTGAGATAGTTGTCCATCAATTCTTCTAAGATAATCAAACAACCATAGTGCTAACTTAGAACTTAAAAATGGGTAATCTTTCTTATGAAAATTAATACGTCCTTCACCACCAAGTTGAACTTTAGGATACCCAAACGTATGAAGTGTGCCATCTAATACTCTCTTCTTATCACTTCTAATAACTTCTAATGGTTCACCATCCTGATTGTCCACTATTTTTCTATAAAGATCATATTCAATTTTCTCTAATGAGTGTGGAAAATAGTAAACATCCTTAATATCATACTCACCATTTACATCTTCAGTAGGATGCTTAATAGTAACCTTTCCCTGTTTCTTACCATCAACATAAGTCCAACTACAAATAGGAGAACCGATTGATGGGAAATAAGATTCGGTAGTATAATCAATATTTTCTACAGAACCATCACGCATTAAATCACTAAGTGTAGGTGAAGGTTGATTTAAAATAGTAGATTTAGTTAAAGCACTAGGTGGATTAATATACTTCATTACTCCACCAGATTTAAGAACACTTTTACCTAATTTGATAAAGGGTATGTACAAAGTATTATTTCCATTCTTACCTTTCTTTGTTTTATTCTTTGGGTTGTTGAAAGGTGGATTTGTGATAACAACATCAAATTTCATAGATTCGGAGAGGATAAGTTTCTTGGAAGAGAAGCGAGGATTCTTATTATATTCAATATCAACTACATAGAATCCCTGTTTACACAAATACTCTTTAAAGGTATCATGGTATTCAGCACATACAATATTAGCATCAGGGTATTTATTGCGAATTGCCAGAGGAAAAGATCCACTAAGTGCATTAAGAACTAGAAAATTCCTTTTACCTTCATTATATAACCTATCTACATTCTCGTCAAGAAAACTACATGCTAACTCGTAAGGTGTATAAACTAAACCATTATCTTGTTTCTCAGGAATATTGATAAAAACAGATTCATGCACTTCTTCTAAAGGTCTATTGCTATATGCTTCCCTTTTATCATTAAGGAACCCTTGAAGATTATCATAAAGATTTTTATTTTGTTCAACACCATTAATAACAGATTCAATATGATTATATGGATGAATATCTGATAATTTGGACCATTTTAGTAACTTTAAAAGATCATAATTTTCAGTTGTATGTGAAATCCAATTACAATCATTCATCACACTTTTAATAGTTGATGCGAACTTCTGTTGTTTAGTAGTTACTACTTTATCAGTTTTCTGCCTATCTTTAGTGCTAATATCATGTACCCTCGAATTATTATCGTCTGTTAATTTAATTCCGAACCCATATCCAGATAAACCACCTTTCTTCATACCAGTATCATCTAGTTCATCCCAAAAAGAATCACTAAAATCTACAAAGGTATTAATAATAGAACTCGCATGAATACTTTCTCTACTACAAGATTCATAATAGTTCTGAAGATCAGATAATATTTCCTCTACAGAATACGTTACGAGATTCCCTTCGAGATTATATCCACTTAAAGGAATACTATCTAAAATTTCTTTAATATCACTATCATTAATCTTAGCACTTTCAGATACCATACGAGCATAGGTAACTTTAATTTCTACATCAGGGGCACAAATATACATTCCTACATGATCCTTACCATCAAATCTACGAATAACACGTCCCAATAATTGTTCAAAGCTCTTAACATCAGATATTTTACTGAAGAGAACAACATGTCCCAATTCAGGAATATCAGTTCCTACTGTAAATTTACCACAAGTTAGAATAGTAATATCTTCACCACTATAATTACTGCGAAGATAATCCTTTATAGTTTGTCCATTACGTTTCGCCTCTTTGGAAATAGTATAACTATCCAAATAAGTTCTATTACTTACAGAATTTAATTCTGTAGTAAGTCTAGGAACATAAACTTCAGCACCATTATCACCACTACCACTAGGTAATACCCACAAACCAACCTTACTATTAGATAATCTAGTATCATTAACAATAGAAAGATGATTCTTTTTCTTAGATCTCGTATCCCTATAAAATAAACGATCAATCTCAATCCACTCTGATAGATATGTGAATCTACCATTATTACATTCAACTAACTTACTAGGATTAAATCCTTCTTCAAGAATATATTGAGATTTAATTCTATCACTTACAGAACTAAAAGAAGTATTAATCCCATCAATAAAGGGTTGAGGGATTTTAGTTTTATCAATGTTCTTTAATCCCCAGATTAAACTACGATCAATTACACATTCCTTAGGATAATTACCAATAATATTATGAGGTGTAGCAGTTAGAGTTAGAGTAGGAACCTCTTCCAAAAAAGTAAGACGTTTAGATGTTTTTTCTCCTACTACATGCTTATGTCCTTCATCCACTACCATTAGGTCGAGATTACCCTTTAATTCTGGGTATCTTTTATCAATATCATCATAAGTAAGATCTTGAGCAGTCATAATAATATAAACTACTTCACCTTCTTTTCTTTGTAAGTTACCAATATTATCTGAGGTTATATAACTATATTTCTGATCTCTTTTACATCCTAAAAAATACTCTCCATCAATAGCATCTATAAATCCATCAACAGTATCGGACATAGGAGATGTTATCAGAACATTTCCACCATTAGGAAGGTATCTATTAACAGATAGAATACTAAGTTGTGTTTTTCCTAGTCCTGTATGCCCTGCTAATAAACACTTATCATATCCTTTAAGTGCATCTACACACCGTTCTACAATATCTAGTTGTCCCCACCAATATTTAAATGGTTTCTTAGTATTAAAATAGGACGAGATTCCATATCTCTCTTTAATAACCTTCTCAAGAATATCACAATGCTCATCACTATCATTAAAATTAATTAATGCCTCTCTATTCTCATCATCAGTTTGATTTGAACCATATAGAGCTCCAAAAGGAATCTTTCCTTTTTGATTTAGTTCATTAATATATCTTCTAATCCAATTATCATAACCCTTTAACCTACCTTCAATCTTTTTAACAATAAAAATACGTTTAATAATAATATTAGAAGTTCTTGATGAAAGATCACTATACCTATCCTTAACTGCCTGTTTTACAGTCTTACCTGATCCATTCCACACCTCTCCTAATTTCTTACCACCCTCAAACAAATATAAAAGAACATGATGATCTAAGAGGATTCCATTAAAATCATCAACCAAAATAACTTGGATAGCATCCTTTGTAATAACTTCGAGTGCCATTACTCAATTAATATATGATGACAGTATAAAACCCCCTTACATAAAATGCAAGAGGGTCTGTGCCACTTTAATTATTGGTTAGAATAAATCCTGCCATACAGTACCATTATAACATTGTAGCATATTTGAAGTGGTATTATACACTATAGCACCAGCAACAACAGCAGCAATAGCATTTCTCTCTGTGGTGGTCACTTTAGGTGGTAACATAAACCTGTTAGTGGTTGTTACACCAACTGTACCTGCGTCAGCAAAATCAGCTACTGCTCTTATATTGTTAGTAGTACCTATACCAACACCAGCAAAAATAGCACCTCCATCTACACAGTTGATACCATTTGTTGTAATTACATCTGTTTTTATACCAACAACACCTGTGTCTGCCACAGTAAATAACGTAGAAGCAGTATTATTAATTCTTAATTGGTAATCATTTGTAGCAGTTGTGCCAATACCAACCGTACCTAAAAGATCAGCATCACTATTTACTTCTATACTATTGAAAGTAGAAATACCTGATGCAGAATTAACATTTCCAGTTAAAGTAGCAGATACAGAAGGAACAGTTATTGAATTAGCAGTTATTGAACCTATTCTACTTATATCATTGTCACCAAATTCAACATCACTTCCAAAATATGCTTTATTAGTAACTGTAGAAGTTCCTACTACATGTAAGGTATTAACAGGTTGAGTAATTCCTATACCTAATGAACCTGAATAGGTTAGTGACATCAAACGACTATAGTTTCCTCTCCTATGCCAATGGAAATCTCCTGTGCTAACTCCTGTACTACCTGCTTCGAGATAGAAATTAACATTTCCTTGACCATAATTAAGAATATCTAATGATGTTCCTCCACTATAGGGGAAAGATACAGAAGTATTTCCAAATGCTATTGCACCATTATTACCTGCAAGTGCCTTTCCTCTTCCTAAAACAATCCTAGACAATCCATCATTAGATGTATCTTTTTCACTCAATATTTGAAGTTGAGCTATAGGATTTGTAGTTCCAATTCCAACTGCTGAGCTTCCATTAGATCCAAAAGATCCTACAGTTGAAGTTAATAGATCAGTAGAATTTAATAATGAAGTAAATGTAGCACCAGCAGAAACAGTTAGTCCACCAGTTACAGCTAATTTATTAGTACCATCAAATGTTAGATTAGAACTGTCATCTAAAGATCCAGAAGTACCAGCGACTACAACTCTTCCTGAAGTTAAATCAGAGACAGTAGCAGAACTTAAAGTAGTTTCTCCACCTGATATATCCGCACCACCATTACCATCTATCTGTCCCGTAAAGGTTGATACACCAGTAACAGTTATACTACCAATACCAGCATGTTCACTAATATTGACATCATCACTAAATGTTGATACACCAGTTACATTTAAATAACTTGCAGTTACATTTCCAGATGAATTACCTGTTAATGAACCAACAAAACTCGTAGCAGTTATAATACCACTAGATTTAATATTACCTGTTTCAGAATTTATTCCTACACCTTTCTTTCCAGAATCATCAGGATTAGAACCAACTTGGAAGGTATGTCTAGGATCGGTGGTCCCCACCCCTACGTTGCCTCTATTGTATATACTGGTAAATCCCAGTCCAACATCCATATCTACCCATTGAGATGTTGGTAAATTACTTAAAGTAGAACCATCGCCATAATAACTCGTAGCAGTTATAACCCCACTTAAGGACGAGATTGTAACTCCTGTTCCTAATCTTACTTCAGCAAAGGTCGAGATTCCAGTTGTTGTAGAATTACTGTAATCAATATCACCAGTTATTGTTACTCTTCCACGAACATCGAGGACTTGTGCAGGAACAGTAGTTCCAATACCTACTCGTTCTCCTGCAACAACTAGAACGCTGTCATCAACTTTAACGCCTTCTCTAAAATTAAATGTCTTTCTGATATTCGCCATCTATAATCTATGCCATTAGATTTTTAGTTATTTATGTAACTCCAGAAGCGGATGTTGAACCATAAACAGCACCGTTATTAGTAATAGTAAGAGTGATGCCACCTGACTTACGAATTGCAGCACCAGCAGCACCAGCATCACCACCAGTACCAGCACCACTGTCAGCACCGTTTCCACCTGCTTGTGCAGCTACAGTTGTTTCTCCACCATCTCCACCATCACCTCCTTGAGCACCATATAAACCAGTTTGTCCTGCTGCACCTTCACCACCTGAAGTAGCAGTACCAGGATCTCCTGCTCTAGTGGGATCCATACTACCACCACCTAGTCCAGCAGGAACTCCTTGACCGCCACCGCCGCCTCCACCTGATACTTTATCAACTCTATCAGACATCCAAGGCATCATTCTGTCTTCAGTTCCACGACCACCGCCGCCACCGCCGCCTCCTCCGAAGCCACCAGCAACAACACCACCACTCTTAATATCCACTTCAGTATTTCCAGTTCCTTCATATTCAATACCAATAGCACTGGTTCCAGATTTTCCAGGAAGACCATCATTTTCTCCTCTCTTTCCTAAACCACCATCTCCACCAGCACCAAATACTTTACCAGAAGGTCCAACATTTACTGTAAGTTTAGTATCACTATCCCAACTACCAGTTCTTAGAGCACAATTAGTAACATCACCTTTAACGGAACCAATAGTTTTATTTACAACCATATGAACTTTCTTTCCAGTTGTACTATTTGGTTTTTCTTTAAAACCACCAACAACAACGGTTGTAGGATCATTATATCTAACACTACCCTTTTCTGGTCTATTTTCATCCACATTAAAATAATTAACGATCATGTTCAATCGACCATTATAAAAATCACTAAACTTTATTGGACCACTCTGAGGAATATCTGTATCTGAATCTGCACCTGCATTAGTATCTAATGGAAATGAAATTCCACCATAAGTTTCATTAATCCTATAGTTACCTAAACCATAGTCTCCACTACCTGGAGTAAATGATCCTTGTACTCCAACATCTAAAGAAGATTTAATTATAGATCCCGAAGTATCTTTAACAGTAAATGCTACGGCACCTGGGTTATGAAACCAAGTATTAGATGGCAATGTAGTGGAAGTAATATTTGTTACAGTAACTTCTAATGTATGCCTTCCTGCCTCAACATATGTTGTTGTGGTAGTTGAACCATTTGAATCACCAGTTTGAGAAATTACTGGTGTGCCATCAAGTTTAATACTACCTTCATGGTCTGCTGATATTTCAAATGTTAAATTTCCAGAACTTGTAGGTTCAATTACATAAGTTGTAGTATGTGGTGTATCCAATAATGGATCAGTAGCAGAAGGATAAACACCGTAAGTATTCAAAAAAGATCCCCATCCTGTACTAGCAACTGAATAATTAAATCCTTGAGTTGAATTAGCAAATTCAGATCCATCAATATTTTTTGTTATTACCCATGCTACTCCAGCAGGATTATTGTTCCAAGGTTGTCCATTATCAACATTAGTTACATCTGCTTCAATATAATGTTGATCCTCCGTAACAGTAAAACTATAAGATGCTGAATTTTTTTCAGGTTGAACAGCAACAGTTGACCCTAAAGTAGTACCATCCAATCTCAATGTTGCACTATTATCTGCCATAACTTCTATAGTATAACTACCTGCAGGAAAAAAGATTCTCCACACACCAGTATGAGTACCAACTAAAGGATCTGTATTGGAAGGATAAACTGCATAATCAACCATAAACTGTGACCAGTTTGGTGTGCTTGCATTACCACCACCATCTCTTGATAAAACCCATGCTGCCTGTGGATTCCATTTTACCCACAGTACATCATAAGTTTCTTCTTGATTTGCATAAGATCTACCAAACTCTGCTTCAATCTCAGAGTATTTAATTGGACCTGTTGCCTGTAATGCCATAGATTACTTACCTTTCTTTAGTTCATCAACTTCATTCTTAAGTTCTTTGATTGCCTCAATTAAAAGTGGAACCAATTTTTCATATCTAACTGCCATATACCCATCATCTCTAGTGGTACTTATACCAGGCAATCCAAGTGCTTCAACTTCTTGTGCAATAACACCAGTTTCACTACCCTCTTTCGTAGTATTTTCATTCCAATCGAATGTATTACCACTGATAGACATCACCTTATCTAGAGCATCTGGAATAGGAGTAATATTATCTTTCAGTCTTTCATCAGATGCATAGTAAGCAGTAATATCACCAAAAGCACGTATGTTTCCACTTGTTACATCAGTTCCAACATCAATACCTTGGAAATTAGTCGATAATCTCTCAGCACCATTAAAGTGTAATGTTGCCCAATTAGCTTGAGGAGCACCAGATAAAGAATGTGCTTTAATGGTATCATATCCCTCAGTTTTAAGACTAATAGTTTTACCATATGGAACATTTACTTCTAAACTACCAACATCATCAATATGTGAAATGCCAGTAGTAGATTTATGATATATTTTTAAGTCAGGAGAAGTTGAAGTATTACCAAAGGTTGCTTCTGTATCATCATTAAAGTGAAGTGCTTTTTCCGATTTATCCCAGAAAGCTGCTGTTGCTACAGTAGAATCATAGAACTCCGCATCACCAGAGAATGTGGAAATACCAGATAAAACTAAACCAGAAGGAGCAACTTCAAGTCTAGTAACTCCAGCATCCTTTATCTTTAAATTACCAGTTGCAGTTGAGACCTGCTCAATTACACTCTCACTACCAGTACCATTGTGCCCAATCTTTAAATCTTTATCATCACCAAATAAAGCATAAACATTATCTTCAAAAGTAACATCAGATTCAAAATTAGCACCTGCTAATGAAATACTTTCAAATTCAGTATTACCTGTGAATTTAATATCTCCGTTGAAAGTAACATCACCATTACACTTAATATCACCATTAAATGTAACAGGACCATCAAACGTTGATAGAATCTTATTAGATTTACCACCTTCTACATTAATTCTTTCTTTAACGATTACTTCATCAAAGACCACACTTAAACGTGCAGGATCTTCACCAGTTACAGTTGGTATTGGAGCATCAAATGTTCTCTCTTGTCCAGTTGTAGAACTAACTCTCTTATTACCAATGAAGAAGTCA